GGGTTAGGGATTGCCCTCGAGCCTGTGATCGAGAAGACGGACACACAATCAGCAGTCGCAAGGATACAACTACGCCGCGTCAGAATGGTTCTTGGCGATACATGGGATGAGATGGAACCATGAAAGACCGTATCGAATCCATTTACAACGATCTCCTCAAAGTCGTTGAGATTTTAGACGAACATTGTAATGTACCGTTTGAACGCGATACGGTCATGGTTGAAGTCACGTATTATGGCGATTGGTGGTATGGAAGGACATACCCCACAATATTACAAATCGGGTCAATTGTATTCTTAGGACACTCATATAGTGCTGAAACAGTAGACGAACTACTTTCAGAAATGGCCGCCCGTGTGAAAGAAGATATTGACTGCCTAAAAAAAGGGATGTGCCAGGCGATACAATGACACTCCGCACCACAAAAGACAAACTCATCTTCTGGATCGACATACAGATGCGAGAATTGGCAAAACAAGACCTATACAAAGGCGGTATGAATGCCGGGTATGCCATCGCGATCACGCTCATCAAACAGAAACTCGAAGATGGTGAGTTTGATTGACACATGCCTTCGTCCCGCCATACTGGTATTCTCAGCTCGAAAAAAAATACATCCTGCTGTATGGTGCGTACTACATCGCAGACGCCCACGCGCCGCCGAACTCCACATCTGACTATAACGACACCGTTGCCAACCTTGCACAGATTGCGTTTCCGTATTGGGTGAACGAACAATGCCGCCAGAAAGCATAACCATCACCGACAAACTGACAGAAAAATGCTACATTTGCGGTATCGCCATCTACCCCCAAGAGATCGCGTTAGAATTGAACGGCATGATCGTAGACTATATCGACCACGCCATGTCTAACGGCAACATCACGTTATGCTCGGAATGCCGTGGTAAAATCAAACAGAACACAGCAGAAGACCAATCAGCAGCGGTGTTGAGACGAGCAGCATTAGACCGACAACTGAAACAAGGAGACGGCACATGAACTATCACACAATAGACGGCCTGCTCATGTGGGACGTTGAAGACGACGATACCAACGGCGACGTCACAATAGCCCACGTAAAGTTAAGCGACGGCGGGAAACCCCCACAGTATGATCTCGTGTTACAGCAGACGTTAGCGAACATTCTCGTAAGGCATGGCGGCGCACCTACCCCCGTGAGGATCATCGTGCAGGAGATGAACCAACTATGAAAGATCACGTGTGTGACCTGCACTACAGAGGCGTGAGAGAGAACGCCGGGAAAGCATATGATCTGTTCGTCTGCGTGATCTGTGGTCGTGAAGAATGGCGAGCGTATACCGGATGTTACGACACGATAGAAGGGAGGGAATGAACGAGATGGAATACGAAACTTACAGCACAGCAGAATATTATTCCGGCTTTGGCAAGATCAAACCAGAAGTTGTGGACCTCGAGAAACGAATGGTATTCATGGAGAAACAGATCCAGCAGCTAAAACACCGGATCGCAGAGTTGGAATTGAGAGGCCTGTAAAATGACCTGGGAGAGCAGGATCATAGGTCACGGTGTGATGGACCCGCACGAGCTGATCCCCAACCCAAAGAACTGGCGCACCCACCCAAAATTACAAGAAAAAGCCCTTGAAGGTGCGTTGGAAGATATCGGTTGGATACAGGATGTGATCGTGAACGAACGCACCGGCAAACTGCTTGACGGTCATCTCCGTGTAGAACTCGCAAAGAAACGCGGCGAACATAAGATCCCCGTCGTAATGGTCGACCTGTCAGAAGAAGAGGAAGAGCTCGCACTGATCACGTTAGACCCGATCACCGCAATGGCTGAAGCGGATAAGGATATGCTGAACGACCTGATCGAACGGTGCAAGACAGATAACCAGAAAGTAAAGGATCTGCTCCAGAACATCGCGGAAAAAGAGAAGTTACCGATAGGAAAGAAGGTAGCAGAAGAAGACGATTACGAACCGCCTGCAGAGATTGAAACGGATATAGTAAGAGGGGACATCTACCAGCTCGGCAGGCATCGGGTGATGTGCGGCGATTCTACCTGCCGGGAAGATGTCGAGCGGTTGATGAATGGGAAGAAAGCGGATATGGTGTTCACCGACCCACCATATGCGGCGTTCGGAAGTTCAACCGGATTAGCGGAGAACATCGTAGATGATAAGATGATCCGGCCTTTTTTTAAGGAGATACTCTCATCTATTAGAAAAAACACAAAACCGTTTCGTCACATCTATCTTTGTTGTGACTGGAGGAGCTATTCCACATTTTGGGAGATAAATAGAGATGTTGGTCTGGCACCCAAAAACCTGATCGTATGGCATAAACCAAATGCCCGGCTTGGTTCAATGTATTCAAACTCCCATGAGTTTCTGTTTTTTTTATCAAACAAATATAAAGAGCGGATGACTCAAAGCGTGGGAAAAGAGCGAACTGTATATGGGGAGACAAATGTTTGGGTATACTCGATAGACACCAATAAAAAACGGCTACATAACGCAGAAAAACCCATTGTATTGTTAGAACGCTCAATAAATAATTCATCAGACGAGAACGAACTCATCCTTGACCCCTTCCTCGGCAGCGGCACCACATTGATCGCCTGTGAACAGTTAGACCGGATCTGTTACGGCATGGAGATAAGCCCACAATACTGTGAAGTGATCTGTCAACGGTGGGAGAAACTCACTGGTGAGAAACGAGAAAAGATTATTTGGGGGGTATAAAAATATGGCCGCACTCAACACACTGATACCGTTGAACTCTCCCACCCCGTCGAACTTTCATCCCCGCCTTATGGGATGGATGCCCGCACTTAGGGCAAAATGGGTTAGTAAGATATCCAACAATATCGTTAGGTTCCTGCATACTGGATCACTCGATTGGAACTGTGACGAACTTACCCCGGCCCGCGTGGAAAAGACCCCGCATCGCCAGCTCGTCCCGGACTTCAAACAACTCTTCCATAGTAGCAGACTGAACCCGCAGTGGAACCTTATTAACATAGGCATCCATCCTTGTCTGCAGGATCTTGAACCGCTGGATCAGGTCTTTGGTGGGGGTCTGTGTAACATCCATTCTTATCACAATTACCTATACGACTCCAGACTATATAAAACTACCTACCTACCTACCTACAAGGTATTTGGAGAAACTGGCACGACATGACCAAACGCATCCCAACCGACACAATCGCTGCAGCATTGAGGAAATCACACGGTAATCTGAAGTTAGCGGCAGAGATGGTCGGGTGTAACAGAGAGACTATCCGAGTAAGAGCTGCGAAGAACAAGACATTACAGACCATCATCCACGAAGAACGGGCGGCGATCATCGACGTGGCAGAAAGCGCACTGTATAATCGCGTGCTTGACGGTGATATGCGAGCGATAGAGTTTACCTTGAGAACCATCGGGAAAGACCGGGGGTATGTTGAGAAACGGCAGGAAGAGATCACCGGCAAGGACGGCGGGCCGATCCTGCTTGGTAACATGACAGACGAGGAGGTGATCGAACTTGCCCGTAAAAAGTTCAACGATAAGCGCGAATGAGTTAGCCCGGCCCGCCTTAGCTGCATTAGCCCGACAAAGCCCGGCAGGTTTCGCAGGAGTTGTATCTAGTGGCCGGTGGGTGAACGCACCGCACCTATCGTTAATCAACGAGAATATCATGCGGATAGTCAATGGCGAGATTAATCGTCTAATGGTATTCCTTCCACCGCGACACGGGAAGGCTCTTTCATTAGATACGCCGATCCCCACACCCCACGGTTGGACCACGATGGGGGAATTGAGGATCGGGGACGTTATCTTTTCAGACACCGGAGAACCGTGCAAGGTTATCGCAAAAAGCGAGGTGTTCAAAAACAGACCGGTATATAAAGTAAAAACCGATTCAGGTGACGAAATAACTGCAGATGCGGGGCATGAGTGGTTCGTGAGGTTATGTCGGAAACATAAAAAATACTTATTAAAAACCACAGAATACCTCGCCAACCGCACATGCGATAGAAAACCGCAGATGCAACAAATTAAACCGCTTGTATTACCTGAAAGAGATCATCCAATAGATCCATATATTTTAGGGTTATGGCTCGGAGATGGGAGGACGCACTCTTCATCGTTTTGCACAGCAGATCAGGAGATACTCGATGAAATAGAAAGGATTGAGGGCAACATCACATATTATCAGAATATCAACGGCACACAACATTTCAGGGCGGGCCCGCACTACAGGATGGGGGCAACAAAATATGAGACCTTACAAGGGAGGTTAAGGGCGCTCGGGGTATTAGGGGATAAGCATATACCGATCCAATACCTCCGGGCATCAATAGAGCAGAGAAAAAGGCTTTTACAAGGGCTTATTGATACCGACGGATACGTCTCAAATGCAGGGCAAATTGAGTATTGTAGCACATCGAAAAGACTCGCAGAAGAGGTGAGGGAACTCATAAACTCTCTTGGAGTGAAAGCCTCGATAATAACAGGGGATGCAAAATGCAACGGGAAAAACTGTGGTATAAAATACAGAGTCATGTTCTATATGGAAGGTGCCGCAAAAATCGAAAGGAAAGCGATTAAAACAAAGAACGGCACAAGACAGCCCGGAACATACCTGTCATTTGAACCGTGCGGATACGCCGACACCGTATGTATCCAGGTTGACTCACCCTCACATCTTTTCTTATGTGGGAAAACGATGATTCCGACTCATAACTCGGAGTTGATTTCAAAATACACCCCTGCATGGTATTTAGGCACGTTCCCAGACAATAGGGTGATCCTAACGTCCTACGAAGCCGATTTTGCCGCACAGTGGGGTAGACGGTCACGAGACCTATTGGAAGAGCACGGCAACATATTCCCTGGCAACATTAAGATCCGTGGTGACAGTTCGGCAGCGAACCGGTGGGATATCGAAGGACATAATGGCGGCATGATGACTGCCGGTGTAAGGGGTCCAGTCACAGGGAAAGGTGGATCGCTTATAATTATTGACGACCCTGTGAAGAACGCCGAAGAAGCCGCGTCACAGACGTATCGTGATCGTGCCTACGAATGGTATAAATCTACATTGTATACCCGGTTAGAACCCGGCGGCGCGATTATCCTGATCCAAACCCGATGGCACGAAGACGATCTAGCAGGCCGGATCTTAAACGAGATGAACCAGGAAGGCGGCGACACCTGGGAGATTATCAACATCCCGGCAATAGCCGAACAGAACGACGTGTTAGGCCGTCCAGCAGGCGATCCGTTATGGCCTGACAGGTTCCCAATAGGCGAGCTCAACAAGATCAAGACCACGTTAGGAAGTTACTGGTTTGCCGCGTTGTATCAGCAGCGACCAGCTCCCGCAGAAGGTGGCCTGTTCAAACGTCACTGGTTTGAAATCGTGGACGATTACCCGCGTGACTGTTCAACCGTCCGGCGATGGGACCAGGCGGCCAGCCAGAACAAAGGTGATTATACTGCCGGGTTAAAACTTGGCGAGAAGAACGGCATAATCTACATTATCGACCTGAAACGCGTCCAGGAGAACCCTGCAGGCGTGGAAGCGTTGACCCGGCAGACTGCCGAGTTAGACACCATAAGAACGGCTATCAGGATGGAACAGGAACCCGGATCGTCCGGTGTCAACAATATCGACCACTACGCCAGGTATGTGCTGAAAGGGTATAACTTCAAAGGCGTCCGGTCCACCGGGTCGAAGATCGAACGGGCACGCCCGGCAAGCGCTGCGGCTGAAGCGGGGAACGTAAAGATCGTGAAAGCTCCGTGGAACGCTGTATTTCTTGATGAGGTCTGCATGTTCCCGAACGGTGCCAACGACGACATTGTTGATGCGTTCACCGGCGGGTTCTCTGACCTGACACTTGGACGGCTCATACGTTCGGTCTTTGAACCGACAGCAGACGAGGCGGTGGTATCCGTAGTAGAAGACGACCATACCAACTTCTTTGGTGAACCTGACAACGATTTAGGGGATATCTGGTAGAGAGAGAAAAGAAGGGGGATTATACAACAATGGCAACAGAACGTAAGAGAAAATCCGACAAACCCGAAGAAGGGGTGACATACTACTTCGCGCCCGGTGGGTTTGAATACAAGTCACCGAAGATCAACGCTGACGAGATCGCGAAGATCATTGAGAACAAGGTGATAGACGAAGGTCTGACCAAACAGCAACGTATCCTGTTTCAGCACGACATCAAAGTTTCGGTGTTCGACACGAAAAAGAAAGAAGTTGATGCCGACCTGACCGCCGCACTGGAAGACATGACCGCCGACGTGTCGATAGACTTCGCGTTACAACGCGCCTGGCGTGACACCGCCGAATGGGGCCCGGCACTGATCAACCCCGTCTGGGACTACGAAGGGTCAGAGTTCCGGTTACTGAAACTAAAACGATTACCACCGGAAAGTTTCGCTGATTTAGGTCCGACAGTAACCTACGTCTACAACAGGATTCTACCGGGCGTCAGTATCAACGATAAGACCGGTCAGGTAGAATATTGGCAGCGCGACAGTAAAGGGATCATGCACCAGCTTACCAACGTCGAAATGCTGACCGACCCGGTGAAAGCGCAGTTAGGCGGGTCGCCCGCGATCCTGCCGGTATTCCCTTACGTCAAAATGCTAACCCATTCGTGGATGCGCCAGATGCAGAAAGTGAACATCTACGGGTCAGGCGGTATCTGGTTCCTGAAAGTTGACGACCCGACAGGTGACGATAAGAAATTCGCGCAGAACCTTGTCAACAACGTCAGTTCTACCAACAGGTATCAACTCCGGCCTAACATGTCGATAGAGAATTTAGGCGTGACGGAAAGCGGGTCCGCGTTGGAAACAATCACACAGTTAGGTATGGAGATCCGGCAGTTCTTCACCCCGGCAGGCCTGATCCAGAAAGAAGGCGGGAACACCCTGATCGGCGGGTCAAGCGGACCGGAGTTCGAACTGTATATGAGTTTCATTGCCGGGACGCACCGGTGGTTAGAATCGTTCGCGCACCGCCTCCTGAAACCCTGGCTGGTCTATAACGGATACCAGGAGAAAGGGTTTCGGATCGTCGTTGACATCCCCGAACCCACAATCGACCGGTCAGAGACCTATATCAAGATCCATGACAGCGGCAGTGACCGTGGCAGCTTACTACCTAATGAAAAGCGGGCACTGTTACGAGCGTCGTTACCCCAATCCGCAGGTATCGACATATCCGACCTTGATGATACCGGGCTGGCCGAGCTTGACGCATACAACATGAAGTCCAACCCGCAGGCCGTGACCGCACAGATGGCGAAACTCAACGCGATCAAAGATGCGTTCGGCGCGAACAAGTTAGACCCGACGTATGTGTTAGGGAAGGCGGGCACCGATAAGGCCCGGAAACTCTACCAGGCAACATTAGGTATCGAGGAGGGGGAATAACACGACTAATCATACACCCTCTACTCAGATCTCCCGGAATGAACAATCTATAACGCCCGCAAATGGCGGCAATTTGAAGGACGGAGAATGAACGAATGGATATTATAGATGCCAACAATTCGAAGGAATACCAGCACATCATTCACACTGATGATACCATAGTATCAATCACATCAACCCGTCCGATTGATACCATGGATAAGGGGTTGCTACCTGAAGATCGAACCTGGAGAACACCCGAAGAGATATTATCGGATCTGCTTGGTGAGATTAAGTACAGTAAAAGATGGAGTAAAGAGCCGGCTAAAGAAGTCACGATCCAGACCACGATCTGCCCGGTCTGCAAAACGATCCTCCTTGAATGGGGAGCAGTTATCCAACCTCGTTCCCCTGCTCGAATCTTGGTGCGGTGTCAGCACTGTAAGAACATATTTGAAGTGTATCCCTGGGTTGGGGCTGAACCAAGGCTGATCAAACAGCATACTGAAACCATTACTCTTGAGGAGGAATGACATGGAACTACTTGATATTTTCCTGATACTGGCAATAATCTGTTTATCAATATGTCTCATTACAAGCCTCATAAGTATTGCAGTCATAGTGTGGGCGTTTATCAGCGTAAAGATAGGAAACTGGAGACACCGTAACCGAATAAACCGCCTAACCAGAGAATAGAATGCCTGACATACCCGAAGACCCAACCCAATCCGAATGGCTGGTCCTGGACCTATTGGACGAGCTCAACAAACTGTTTGACCAGGCAAAAAAAGACCTTGTGAAGATCATAGATCCCGGTGAGACGAAGACCAGCACAAAACCGCTCCTGCAGCAACAGCTAGACCAAGTCGATAACATATTCAAGACCGTCAACCTTAACGGGAAAGACATTATCAGCCCGCACATGAGCCAATCGTATGAACACGGTCAAATGTATGCTGCGATCCGGTTAGGCCATTCGGAAGACGATATCCAGCGTGCTACCTGGAAGAAGGTGGGCGGCCACGCAATCGAAGCGCAGTCCAACTTTAAAGGCCTGACAGACGACGTGGCGAAGAACGTCCGGCGCGTAATCGCTGACGGGATCACCACCGAACAGACGGTCAAACAGATCAGTAAAGACATCCGCGACCAGGTGGACACGATTGGGAAACCACGAGCAGACATGATCGCCCGCACAGAGACCATGAAAGCCGTCAACGTAGGAGTGAAAGACAAGTATCGGTCTGCAGGTATCGAGGTGGTAAGGTGGTTGGCAACCATTCAGCCGGGCCGGACGTGTGAAGAGTGCAAGGCATTAAACGGCAAACTGTTCCCCATTGACAAAATGCCGCCCATTCCAAAACATCCGCGCTGCCGGTGCACGCTATCGCCTGTTCCCGATCCGGATTGGAGTGAAGTCGAAGGTTGGGACGGTGAGAAGGTAACACCACCGAAGAAAAAGGAAACTTCACCGAAGGAGAAGAAGAAAGCCGAACCGGAGGAGAAGAAGAAGGAAGCACCTGAAAAATTACCTATCGCAAAAACAATAAAAGAAGCGAATGAAGTAGCGGTTACTTATAATCTGTGTGAAAAGGCATTTTTTGATGGAATAAAAGTTGAGAAAGCAAACGAGATTTTAATAGCTGTTAATAAATATAAGAGAATCGCCCCGCGAGCTCTTAAAAAGATAGATTATCTTGGAACAATTCAAGGTATCATGAAAGACTTGTCTGACCAAAAATTCAAATTATGGGTCAGGAGTTACGCTGAAAGAAAACAAATCAGCGAGGATGCAGCAAGAAAACTCTTACTGAGAACAAAGAAGACGCGGGCCTCTCCTACCCCTAAAAATGTACTTGCTGAAGTTGTAAAAGATCCGACACTCAGCAAATCAGGGATTGGTGTTAATAAAAATCTCCTAAATGATAAAGAATTTGACTCTCTTATGAGTTATCAGGTCAAATCGAAGTTTCATCCAATTGGAGGAGATAAAGGGCTTGCTCCACACATTGATCATGAAATGGGCCATATGATTGATGAAGCATATGATGTCGGTAAAGATATCGAATTAAGGAAATACTATAACTCGTTAAAAAAGGACGAGATCGTTAGCGGTCTATCCAAATATGGTACTTACAATTACAGAGAGTTTATAGCGGAATGCTGGTCTGAATACCAGAACAACCCTAAACCAAGAGAGATCGCCAAGACTGTTGGCGATAGAGTGTTGCAATTAATCCGGGAGGCAACATGACAGATATATTAGAGCCAATCTGCTTTCAATGCAAACATTTCAGAATGGACAAAGATCATTGGAATTGCGGCGCTTTTCCTGAGGGCATCCCATTCGAAATATTAGATGGCACAGTGGACCACCACGACCCATACCCGGGAGATCACGGTATCCAATTCGAGGAGATTTGAGAGAAATGCAACTACCCGAACTATGTAAGAAATGCGGCGGTAAATGCTGCTTAACCCACCCGTATGTAACGAAGAAAGAATTTGATTACCTTGTATCAGAGTTAGGCACCGATTTGGTCGACCAGGCTGAACCGGAAGACATGCAGAACGGTTGGATACAGTTCAAAGGCCGGTGTCCTGCCTACTCCGAACAAGGGTGCTTAATACCTGACGTGGCCCACCGGCCTGTCACCTGCAGGATCTACCCGTTCCATGCGTCAGGCCGTGGTAACAACGTATTCGATCTATACCTGGACGTTACGATCTGTCCTTACTGGCAGGTCTGGGGCCAGTTCTATGATGAAGTGGTTGAAGTGTTCAAAACAGGTATGGACGAGAGTATCGAGTATCTGAAACACCTTCAGGAATCGGGTCCAGAATGAAACTCTGGTTAATTCGACCTATTGAAAAGAACGGCTCTCTTGATGGAACAGCTTGGGACCCGTGGTATGATAAGGCATTTGGGTTCGTAGTAAGAGCGGAAACGGAAGATGCTGCAAGACAATTAGTCACCGACGATAAATACGATTGTGGTTTCGAAGGTATAGACCCGTGGCTCGATCCCGCCCAATCATCTTGTATTGAACTCTTACCAGAAGGTGAAGAAGAGATTATCATACGCGATTTCGCAAGTGCATAACCAAAGCAAGAAGAATGTTCCACAAACCCTACAACGAGAGTGAAGAACGGGTTATCCGGATACTCTCGCACGAAGACGATCACACCCCGGCGAAACAAACCCGCGATTTCAGTTATTCGGAGATCGCGTACTGGCTAAACTTCTTTTTGAAACAGTATAATAAAGGCACCCGTAAGGCCCGCGGTGTCTACGGATTCCTGAAACGCGAATCAAGTTAATTTTATTT